TATTATAACGATTGTTCACTTATTAGTGTTGTTAAGGTATCTCATTCTAACTATCAGCCAAACCTTTTAACACCGGTTATAGTAGAAAGCTACATCGGTTCCTTTGATGCTGATAAGAAATCAGTTGCTGACTCAGGTGGTGTTAAGCGTTCTTTCTATATACAGGATGTTATTAATACATCTTCTTCACGTGTAAAAGTGTTTGTTAACCCTGCAATATCAAAAGACTTACAATGGGTCAATCCTGAAAGCACATCCTCTGACCCAACAATTAAGGTGCGTGTTGCTACTGAGGCACAATATTTAAATGCAAGCGGTGTTTATCAAACAAAGGTTATAGGTGTAAATACTAAAGATGTTGGTAATGTTGCATCAAAGCTTGAGCATGCGTTAAGGTTAGTTGAGAATACTGACACTTACACTCTTGACATATTAATTGATGCTGGGTTGTCTACGATTCATACAAATAAGGATCTCTACGGTGCTTATAATGATCAAAAGCGTTTACCATCTAATTTAACAAACTTCGGTGACACAGATCAACCAGCATGTTTATCATGGCGTGCGGTATATAACGTGCTCGAAACTTATGCGTCTTCAATACGTAAAGATTGTATGGCAATTGTTGACCCTCTTAGACAGACACTTCTACACGGCACCGCCAAACAATCAGAACGTAAGAATGTCTCCTTTACAGATGCTGTATACAAACCACTTAAGAATCTTCTTGCAGCTGCTGACAATAGTTATACAGCTATTTACGCTAACTGGGGATTAGGTTTTAACGCTGGTCTTGATAGACCAATATGGTTACCTCTATCAGGTGGTATTGCTGCAGTTTATGCAAAAAACGATGCTGTATCTCAGCCCTGGTTTGCCCCAGCTGGCTTTACACGCGGTAAACTACAAGGTTATGTAGATGTAGCTCTTAACCCTACACAAAAACAAAGAGACAATCTCTACACAATGTCAATTAACCCTATAGTGTTCTTTACGGGTGAAGGTCTAGTAGTATATGGACAAAAAACCTCCCAGAAGAAGCCTACAGCGTTTGATAGAGTTAATGTTAGAAGATTGTTCTTGATTCTTGAGCGTACAACACAACGTGCAGTTAAGTACTTTGTGTTTGAACCAAATACATCAATTACAAGAACACGTCTTGTGAATCAAATTGCTCCAATATTTGATAATGCAAAACGCACACAAGGTTTATATGACTTTATGATCATTTGTGACGAGCGCAATAACCCTGCAGATGCAATAGATCGTAATGAGCTTATAGTTGACATTTATCTTAAACCGGTAAAAGCTGCAGAGTTTATATTGATCAACTTCGTAGCAACACGTACAGGTCAAGACTTCAGTGAATTAATCTAATATAACGGAGTAAATTAAAGAATCAACAAAAGAAATAAACAATAAATAATATTATGAGTACAATTCAAGACTTCTATACAATGGCGCAAACGGTAGACTTTGCACGTCTACATCAATTCAGACTATTAGCGTGGTCATGGAACGGTCAACCTATATTAACACCAGGGCAGATGTCACATTCTCTTTACATGGAGACAGCGACTTTACCTGGGCGTGAAAATGTTAACGTTCCGGTTCCGTTCATGGGGCTGAACTTTAATCTACCTGGTTTAGCTACATACAGCGGCTCGGCTAACTTCCCTGTTGTGTTTAGAGCAGATAGTTCATACTTCCTAAGACAGGTGATGGAACATTACAGTAGAAAAGTGTTTAACGATGCTACAGGCACAGGGGATTACAATATGCCTAGCACAGCAAGTATTATGACACTTGCAACTGTTGATAAGTATCTCTATACAGGTAATGCTACAGGAGACAACATAACTCCAATGTATACATTGCATGGGGTATCAATGCTAAACACTGGACAAATTGATTATAACCTAGGAGACACAGGGCAGATAGCAAAGGTCAACGCGACTCTTACATATCATTACTGGACAAAGGGTACACTTAATGATGCACAGACTAACACTCACCCAAGTGGTGGTGGAGAATATGCAGGTCAAGTTACTCGTGACGCTTGGGGCGCTGCTGGTTCACAAGAAGGTGGTGGTGCTGTTGGTGGTCAGTCTGTTCAATAATATATTTCATTAACATAAAAAACCCTACAATAAATAATATTGTAGGGTTTTTTTATGGAAACAGTAAAACGAGGTACATTTGGAACACAAGATGAGATGCCTAGCACTGATTGGGGCATTCAGGATTTCTATAGTTTAGCTCAGAGGGTAGATTTTGCACGGTTACATCAGTTTAGAATAGTTGAATGGAAAAATCACGGAGAAGATGTTTTTGATAATAAAGATTTTTTTCTTTATCTAGAAACAGCAACACTACCTGGTAAAGAAGTAGCTAATCTTGTAGTGCCTTATATTGGTATGGAATTTAATGTACCTGGTCAAACGAGATATACAGGTACGTCGTTTGCAGCAACGTTTCGTTGTGATCAATTTTATATAATAAGAAAAACTCTCGAACAATGTGTCTTAGATACATTTAATGATGAGGATACAACAGGGGAAATGTTAATACCTAACGATGAAAGCATTATGATTATAGCTTTATTAGATAAAAATAATGATCCTACTATTCAGTATAAATTAATAGGGGCTAATATAAGTAACACAGGAAGTATACAGTACAATCTTGGTGACAGCGGGCAAATTGCAAAAGTTGAAGCTGTTATAACATATCACTACTGGCGCCAAATACCAACAACATAATAAAATGTCAAATGTACCGCAAGCCCCGGATTTTTTAAAGAGTCTCTTAAGTACCCCGATCGGTAGTTTACCGAAAGTGCCTATTTGGGCTATAGATTTTGGAACTATACCTATTGATCTTATAGAGAATGTTGAAGATTATCAAACAAGGTTAATATCTCCAAAACCTAATTCTGCTTTACTAGCTAAATTAGCTTCAGGTCCATTGCAAAGTGCTCGTGGCTGCTTATTTGCCCAAGCAGTAGCTCTACCAGGGGACGGGTTTCAGTCAAACGCAGAAGGCACACAACAAGGTGGGATGTATAGGGAGTATATGAATATGGGTAGAGATGACCCCGGTAAAATTAAAATCTCCTTTCTTGATACTGTTATAAGTTTTACAGAAAACATTATAAGACCGTGGGTAACTGTTGTATCCCATCTAGGTATGGTAGCTAGAGGACCAGGTTTACAGTATAGAACAGATATGAACGTATACAGGTGGAGTACTGGTACTAAAGGAGGTGAACCTTTTATATATCAGAAATGGACGTTTTTTGGTGCATGCCCTATAAATGTTTCAACAGAGAATATTGAATACACACCACAATCCGGCGTTATACGTAGAGATGTAGACTTCGTGTATCAATATTACACAAGTTACCCGACACCTGAAGCAAATCTCAATTTGTTTGTTAATAATGGCTCTTAACAATTCTAAATTTAAAATAACAAGCACTCTAACTTTTCCTAATAGAGTCATAAGAGTACAGGAAGCTTCTTTTGACTCTTATAAAAGTTTTATTAAACTTTGTTATCATAGTGATCAGGTTGATTTCTTTCTACAAAATATCTTATACTTTATTCAATCTCATACAGATACTACTTATGAGAGTCTATTAACTCTCAACAGTTTAGAGATAATGAGCCTTTTACTAGAAGTACGGATACTTAGTTTAGGTCATGCAATTAATATGTCTGTTAACGTTTCAAGTGATGAGACTGTTAGAAATATAGCTTACACTAAAAGTGCTTCTAAATTACAGAGTGATATCTCTACACAGATTAATACAGAAATGATTGTAATTAATGACCTTAAAATAAGACTTAAAATGCCTTTTGTGCAGTCTTATAAAGATACATTATATACATATAACTTTATTGATTATGTTGAATATAATAATATAAAGTATACTTTTATACATACACTAGAGGAAGAAATGTTTTATACATTACCCGCCTATTCTCGCTATATTTTAAATAAAGCTGTACACAAATACATTGAAGACTTTAAACGTATTATGATTGTTGAGATAGAGGGGAGTGTTGAAGATAATACTAGAAGTATTATGATTAGTCTTTCCCCAACATATGAGTTTTTTGTTTACTTTATTAAGTTGATATTGAATAATAACCTAATAACTTTACATGAAAACTCCTTTCGCTTGTCGCAATTTGCAAATATAGATCTTAATTATATTAATGAGTGCTCTCCAGGGGAAGCATTATTATACATGAAACTTTTAAACGCCGCAATCACAGAAAAAAATAAACAAAAGCAATAAATATGAGTAACGTCAATCCAATAAGTAATCTATTAGAATTTCTCGCTATTGAAGCAGAGATACCATCAACTAACGTAAAAGTTAAAATAAAACCGATTACGATTAAGCAAATTAAAGATGTTGTAGACGCTAATACTGATAAACCTTACTTCGACATTGGGTTCAAGAGAGCTATTACAACCGTCTTAATTGCTAATATAATGTCTACAGAGTCTGTTAAGTTGA